CTTCACGTAATAATTTATCTCTGTTTACCATGTGCTTCGCTTGTACTTCTTCTTTACTACCGCCAAAGTATGCCACAGCATTTCCTGTTTCAATAAGTACATCTGTCGCTGGACGCCATGCGTCTTTCTCTGCATCATAAACATCAAAGTCACCTAATATACGACCAAACTTACCTTTCATATCTTCGCCGTCTTTATTAATCTGTGTTTTAAGAATAGGACCTTCTTTACCATCAATTAATTCTTTAAGTCTTGCTTTAGCGGCTTCGCCAAACAAGTCTTCTACTTTGTCCGATGTTCTGCTTTCTGGTGTATCAATACCCATAAGCCTAACTCTTTCATCTGTTAGGACTATTCCAAATCCTAAATCTATATCTACGTCCGCTGTGTCTCCATCAACGACTTTCAAGACTTTACATCTATATTCATACATAACTACTACTCCTACATAATTGTGTGTATTAAAGTAGTATTTATCGTATGTTGCTAAAAAAACACGGTTTAGTAAATGGTTATTTGTCTGTGAAAAACGTGGTTATCTATTTTTGCTACCATTACATAAACGTCAGCCCAAAATGGATCTGCTAGTTTATCATTGTAATAATGTGTTGCACCTGATGTGATGTCTTGTATGTCATGTTTCAGTAATGCTGTGGCAACATCAAGACTGTCTTCCCAGGCTTCCATATTCTTTTGGATAATGTTTCCTGAAGAAGTTTTCAAAACTATGTCATCACTCTTACCATCGCAGTACCAACTGAACTGACACTTATGACGTTTAGGCACCATGTTGCCTTTCCAGTTCTCTCTGAGTTCTGCTTGATATACAACTCCACAGATACTATCTGGATATCTTTCGCTATGTACTCTGTTTAGTGTTACGTGGCCTACAGCAAATTTTCCTTCTATGCTTTCTCCACGTGCTTCGTGATATATGTTTGTGGCTAGACAATGCATTTGATCAATGTCTATTGGTTTGGGTGGAGGTGGCAAAGGTGTGGATACTTGTTTTACTTTTACCTCTGCTACTTCGATAGATGGTGCAAGTGCTTCGGAAGTCTTGTTGACTAACAGGTTACCTGCTATTAACACCAACCCAGTTATAATAATTATTCGTCTCATTTCGGTCTCCCTAATTTGATTCTAGCAATCCTATACTAGTTTTATATCAGTGGTATTCTCCTGATATGATTTAGCGATCTCCTCGTCTGTTGGTGTGTATGCTACCACTGTAGATTTATTTATTGAAATTGTTGCAGTTTGAGATGTCATCATCCAAGGGATAATACCTAAACCTTGCTGTCCATGTGCAACTGTTCTAACTTTAGATATATTCAATGAATCATCATCTTCAGTTTCGAACCTTGCAACAAGTTCCTCTCCACTGTTTAATTTAACAGTTATAATACTTCCTTTCTTAATAGGTCTTTCTAATAACATAAGTTCTGTTCCGTTTTAATATACTATTATATACTGTTTTAAGTGTTTGTCAACCTTAAATTTGGCTAAAATTACCATGTTTTACCTACCAAAACTATTAATGTTGTAAATATTAGTATGGACAGACTTAATTCAGTCTAACAAAATAAAATATTGCCTCCCTCTTAGAAAAGGCTAGATAGCAGAAGAGTACTGCAATATCTGTCCAGACTTTAAATAAAGTTACGTGGCGCCACTAATTTTATAAAAATAAAGTTTCCTCAACTTGCGGAACACGATTTTCTGCAAAGTCTTCCATAAGGGATAATCTATCCGAACTTCCTCTACTACCATGCACATGAACAGCACAGGCTTCTCTTAGATCTATTTGATTGAACTGCTTGTTAATCCTATGTCCTTGTATATTCTGAGGATCGTGCAGTAGTTGATATGCTACTCTTGGATTGTAAACATCATCTGGTTTGATATCTTGGCTCCATAGCATTGCATTGTATATAATTTGTTCACTGTCCCATCGTTCAGGATTCCAATTCTCAACCATCTTGATACCTAAGTCCCAAACATCTTGACTCATGTTTTTAGGATAGTATCTAATACCACAATTAAAATAAGTTTCAAAACTTAAATCGTAATGTGCATCTGTAGTTTTTACAGGATCAGTTAAATTATACATTCTGAAAATATTATCATTTACAAAATAATCTGTGGGTTGTGTGAATATAACATCTAAGTCTGAGTATAAAACATTATTTCCTTCTTGCCAAAGTTCATATATCTCGTAAAAGTTTGTTTTGAAAACATCTCTGATATTATCTGCTTCACCTCTGAAAACTCTTATTTCATTTAAGCCTTCAACATTTCCAAATGCAGACTTAACACAAATGTCTTCCATTTTTCTGTAGTTCTCGGCAAGGTTGGCTTCGTTGGTACGGTCATCAAACCACTTAGTGTTATCTGCTATTTTGTAGTTCTTGAGAACTAAAAAGTTTTTACTCATCGTAGACCCATACATAAGATTGTAAATCATCATCGGCAAGTACATAACCCATTGCATCCATAAAGTCTTTGATGTCCTCATCTTCCATGTTCTTATCTTCAACAAACAATGTAGGCTTATATTTTGCAATAACTTCTTTGGCGCCTTCTAGAATGTCTAGTTCATATCCCTCAACAACTATTTTTATGAAGTCAATACTTGCTGGACCTTCAACTTCTTGGTCCAACATAGTTTTTACAAATGTATCTAATGTGTATTCTGTAGATTGTTCTTCGCAAGTATAATCAGCAGTAGTTGTTAATGTAGAGTTTGTTTTTACTCTGTCGATGTCTAATACTACATTGTCTTGAAAACCTAAGCCAACACCGTGTATTTCGATTTTGTGTTCAAAATCACTTGTGTTCTTTTCTAAACATCTAATGTAATCTTCAACAGGCTCAACTGCAATTACTTTATCAAATTCTTCTGCTAGTCTGTGTGTCCAAAAGCCTACATGAGCACCAACGTCAATAGCAATACTATTGTTCTTGAAAAATGGTTTTGCCATTTCAAACTCTTCTGCTTTATAGGAAGGTTTTCCGGGGAGGAATGTATCACCTGTAGGAATGTAAAAATTTGTGTTCTTGATTTTCTTCATATAGTCACCTTAATAAGAACTATTTATTGGTGGCCAATGCTCTTTCATATAATTGTTGGCTTGCCAAGTTTTTAGCCTTAGCCTCGCATTGTATATCAAAGTCTTGCCAAAATGTCAATGCCCAATCGTTAGCATCATCATTCGGATAGTAGTCAGAGTGTGCTCTAAGTTTTTGTTTCTTAGCACCAGACTCTAAAAGGTCAGGTATGGAATGTAAGGAATCATGCCTGTTTCCTTCATCAATTCTGCTTGATTGATCCAGCCATTCATCTCTGCTGTAACTGTAATGTAAAGTAGGCCTGACACCGCGCCAACTATCAATGACCATTTTAACACGGTCATCATTTGCTTGTATATATTCTTCATCTCTAATCCAATGGTGGTGTATATCTAAAACGAGTGCTACATGATCTTTCAACATGAGGCTTGCGTCTAGGCCATGACACATCTCGTCATTCTCGATAGTAATAATATTTCTAGCCTCGGGGGATAATCTAGGTAACACATCAATAATGCCTTGGTAACCTTTTCTACCAGATATATGAACATTGCACTTGAAGTCTTGGAACTGTTCGCCATAACCCATCCAACGTGCCATATTCACATGATACTCGAACTCGTCAATGCTTCGCTCTACTATGTCATCATTGTCCGAAGCAAGGACACAAAACTGACCAGGATGAAAACTGAGCTTAACATCACGCTCACGAGCATGATCGCCAATTCTTCTGAATCCACGTTCAAGTTCTCTAAGAACTGTTTTATCTTCAAATACATAACGCCAGTTAGGCTCTGTAGCCATTGGGATTTGATTGCTACCTAACCGGACCATTCTCCTTTCTGCAGGCAATGTGCCTACATATTCTACTAGGTTGTATGCACTTTGCATATTGTGATATGCAATTTCTAGTAGTCTGTCTTCAGCAACAGAACGTTCTTGTCTGTTACACCATGCTACTGTGGTTTGTCTTTCTGTGTAGTTCTGCTGTATTTCTTTAAGTACCTTTGGCTTTTGCGTCTGGTCCTTATCTAAATATTTACAACAGAAACCTATTCTTTTAACGTTATTGTTAAACATTTCGCTTTAGCATTCCTAGTGTTTTGTCAATTGTTGCTTTAGGGTCTGGATCACTTTCAAATATTTTAGCATCTAAAACAGGTTTTGTCAAGGCCTGCATCATATAAATCATACAGTCTTTTAGTTCTTCTTTGTTCTCGCCAAAGGGTACTATACCACTTTCTGTAATAGACTCTGGTTGGTCTTTGTTA